GCGTCGGTATTGAACTCATCGACGCGGCTATGCGGGTGCGGACCTCCACGCCCGAAGTCCTCGAGAGCCTGGCTTTGGCGATTCGTCGCCAGGCCGATTTGTCGGCGAGGTCGCTGGTGACGACCACGCCCGACACGTTCCAGGCGGCGCAAGGCCGTGCTCAGGCGCTTTTTGCCTTGGCCGACCTTCTTGCTACGCCGCACACGTATTTTAACCAATTCCCGAGGAGATAGCTTTCCGTGTCCGCAAATAGAGAAATGCCAGCCCATCACAAACCGCCCGTGCCGCCCGGCGTGCAGCGCGCTGCTGCGATAGCGCAGCAAGCGTTTGAAGCTCAGCTGGAGACGCAAGAGGCGACAAATGCCGACGGCTCCTCGGCGTCGGCGGAGCCGTCGACGGAGCTGCCCCCGGTTTCACCAACTGAGCCGTCGGCGGCTCCAACTACTGTAGTGCAAGCCAGCCCGGTTGATACGGTGGATTGGCAGCACAAATTCAACTCGCTCAAGGGCAAGCATGACGCGGAAATTTCGCGCATGGCGGCCGAGATCGACGGCTTGCAGCGTGTCCTGTCCGGTATCCTGACAGCCCCGCAGGCAGCGCAAGGCCCTGGCGCGCCGGCGCAGCCCGACGAGCAGACGGCTTTTGATTTCAACTTCAGGCCGATCTCCAACGAGGAGCGCGAAGATTACGGCGAGGAGTTTCTGTCAGTCGCCGAACGCGCAGCCGCTCAGCGTTTTGCGCCTATGTTGAAACACCTCACAGACAAAGTCGCTCGCCTTGAGCAAGGGGTGAACCAAGTGTCCACTTCCGTGCAGGCCGACGCGCGCGCTGACCTGTACCGTCACCTTGCCCATGAGGTGCCGGATTACGCTGCTCTGGACCGTGATCCGTTATTTATTGACTGGCTGCGCTACCCAGACCAATTTTCTGGCGTGCCTCGTCAAGTTCTTCTTGACAAAGCGGTGGAAGAAAACAATGGTCCCCGCGTGGTCGCCTTTTTCAAGGCGTACCAAGAATTGCAGGCTGGCGCTGTAGCGCCGACGAGCCCTGCAGCGAGCCCGGCACCCGCTCCCGCCCCGCGGGCGGCGCCCCGGACCTCGTTGGAGACGCTCGCCGCTCCAGGCCGCGGCCGACCCGGGACTTCCGCAGGAACCCCGGCCCAGACGGGCAATGATGCCGTCTATTCCCAGTCCCAGATCGCAAAGTTTTACGAGGACGTGCGTCGCGGCATTTGGCGAAATGACCCGGTCGGCAAGGCCAGGAGAGAAGCCGATATCGTGCGTGCTGCCACGGAAGGCCGAGTGATGGCTGGGTAAGTCTTTGGCGACCACTACAGTGGTGGTAGCCGTATAACCCGTTTTGGGCCGATGGCCCAGGAGGATACCTATGGCTTTTCCCATTTCCGGCTCCCCCGCCCCCCTTTACCCGGCCGTTGCAAACCCGGCCTATTCCGGCGTTTTCATCCCGCAGATCTGGTCGGGCAAACTGATCGAGAAGTTCTACGACGCGACGGTGCTGACGGCTATCGCCAACACCACCTGGGAAGGCGAGATCAAGAACCAGGGCGACAAGGTGATCATCCGCACCAAGCCGACCCTGACGATCCGCGCCTATCAGTCTGGCCAGGCTCTCAGCTACGAGAAGCCCAGCTCGAACGTCGTCGAGCTGAATATCGACCAGGGCGCGTATTTCGGTACGGTGCTCGATGACGTGATGGAGGTCCAGTCCGACCTCAATCAGATGTCGATGTGGGCCGATGACGCCTCTGAGCAGATGAAGATCTACGTCGATGCCGACGTGCTCAGGACCGTCCCCTCTGGCATCGTTGCGGCCAACAAGGGCGCTACGGCTGGCCGTATCTCGGCAAGCATCAATCTGGGCACCAATGGCGCGCCGATCACGCTGACCAAGGACAACGTGCTCGAGAAGCTCGTTGATCTTGGCACGGTGCTCGACGAGCAGAACATCCCGGAAACTGGTCGCTGGATCGTCATGCCGCCTTGGGCTGCTGGCCTGCTGAAGAAGTCGGAACTGCGCGATGCCTCGCTCACCGGTGACGGCACCTCGGTGCTGCGCAACGGCCGTCTGGGCATGATCGACCGCTTCACGCTCTACAGCTCCAACCAGCTGCCGACCTCGTCCAACGACGTGGACGCTTCGGGCGCGGCCATCACCGGCAACAACGCCGACGGTGCGACGCACATCCTGGCGGGCCACAGCCACGGTCTGACTTTCGCGTCTCAGCTCTCCAAGATGGAGACGCTGCGCCCCGAGAGCACCTTTGGCACCATGATGCGCGGTCTTCAGATCTGGGGCCGGAAAGTGGTTGACGGCGTCGCTCTCACCGAGCTTTATGCCAAGCCCGCATAACAACTACTGTAGTTCAATCGGGAGGCACTTTCGGGTGCCTCCCCCCCTTTCAGCCGGAGCACTCAGATGGCGCGTACCATCGGAAATTGTGTCGCAGAGGCCCGGTCCATTCTACAGGACACAGCCCCGCCGTATCGTTACGCGGAGGTCGACCTGTACGTCATATTTAATTCCGCGATGTCAGAGACGCGCCGCTTGCGGCCGGATTTGTTCATGGCGTCGTTGTTCAATCCGCCGATTGTCTATCTCTCAACGAACAGCAGCTCACCCTTCCCGATTTCGGAGAGCTACTATATCGCCGTGGTAAATTACATCGTTGGGCGCGCAGAGCTGCGCGACGATCAGTTCAACGCCGACAACCGAGCTTCTGCTTTGCTCAGCGCCTTTAAGGCGCAGCTTTCCTCGTCGACGGCTTGAGGTTGATCCATGCGCGAAGAAATCCGCAACCTCCTCACAAACGTCATCATCAACGTACCAGGCGCTGACCGCGACCTGGCTGAGATGCACCTGGGCAATTCGCTGCGAGAGTTCACCCGCCAGTCCTGCGTATGGACCGAAATGCAGGATTTGGTGACAGTTAAAGGGGCGGCGGAATACCAGCTATCAGCCCCCTGCCCCTACGCCCTCGTGGCTTGGGTCCTCGCTGCGCAGCCAGAAGGCGGTTACTCTGCCCTGTCAACAATGCCGGCGGGCCAGATTGCACCAACTGCCTACGACGCTCCAGGCCCACCCAGGGCTTTCACCTGCCCTTCACCTGGTATCATCCGCCTCTCCCCGGTCCCTGATGGGACCTATCGGGTTCAGCTTCTCCTTGCCCTGGTCGCAACCAGCTTGGAGAGCCCGTTACCGCCGAATTTTGTGGGTCTTTTCCACGAGGCGTTGCTGAGTGGTGCGCTGCATCGTCTCTACTCAATGCCGGCCATGCCTTTCAGTTCGCTGAAGCTCGCCGAGTACCACGGCAAGAAATTTCGTGCTGGGATGGTGGACGCACGGATCGCAGGCCGCAGCGCCTATTCCGCGGCCTTTCAGCCGGTGTGGCCGAACCCGCTGCCTGCAGGCCGGGTGACACGATGAGCAACCTCTATGATTTTGCGCGCGAGCAGATCCTCGGCCAGCAGTTAAACTGGCAGGCCTCAGCTATATCAGCCCTCTTGGTCAGCGACGCCTACATCTTTGACGCGGCGCATCGTAACCTCACGTCTATCCCCACGGCTGCGCGCATCAAAACCGCCCCGCTCCCGCTCAGCGGCAAAACCATCTCTCGAGGGATCGCCAGCGCGTCGCGTATCACCTTCCCCGGCGTCATCGGCGACGGCTCGGTGGTTGGTGTCGTCTTTCTGCGCGCCGATGACGGCCTCCTCATTTGGTACGGCAATGACGGTTTTGGGTTCCCCTTCCGGCCCGACGGGTCTGAAGTTGTGGTGAGCCGTGATGAAAATTTCGGGGGGTTTTTCCAAATATGACCCTCCAGCAACTGCTTGCTTCCCCGCCTGAATCGTTCTCCTGGCCCTCGGCCGGGTTGGACGGCAACGCAGCACCAGGCTTGGTTCCAGTCGGCCTAGCCTGGGGGCCGCGCATGGCTATGCTTGTCGGGGAAGACAGCCCAGGGCAGGCCCTGTTTGTGGCGGAGACCCCTTCGCAACCTTGGACCTGCATGTACGCAGCCTTGCCGCCTGCTCGCTCAACCGCGCTCCCAGCAATACCGGTGAGCACTACTGTAGTGCGTCCGACCCCAATCCTGCGGCCGCCTCCCGCGCGCGCCGCCATCATGATGAGGAGGCGCTGAGATGGTCATATCAGGACTGACTAAGCAGCCAGGCGAGACGTTGAAGCAAACGCTCGACTACGAGCAGTGGCTGCGCGGCTCCACGATCTCCGGGACGCAGGTCACGGTGTCGCCGAGTAATACCCTCGTGCCGCTTTCAGCAACCGTGTCTGTGAATGCCGCTGCCACCAGTTTGAACGTATTTTTGGCCGGCGGTCTGGACGGGTTTGACTACACGGTAACGGTGAGAACGACAGTCACGGACAGCCAGGTCCGCGAGGATGAAATCAAACTCGCAGTCAGGGAGGTTCGCTGATGGGGCTCAAATTCGCAAACAACGCCGCCGGGGAGCTGGCCCAAGCCATCACTTCGATAGACACCGTGGCCACGCTGCTGGTGGGTCAGACGGCGTTCTTTCCGACGCT